GTCTTCCTGATCTTTAACTGTTTGTATATCTGCTAACTGTGTTGCGTTATTGGAAAGTTCAGTAACGAGTTGTTTGAAACCTTCGTGATTAAACAATTCATTGTAATTGTTAAAGTATGTTTCAAGCTCGGGTGTCATAGTTTCCTCTAAAGTTTCTGTATATACTAATAGTATATCATGTTTTTTGTTTGGTGTCAAGCTTTTTTTGTAGTCTTTCTTCTACGTCCTGAAGCTGTGACTGCGTGTTTAATTTTAGCTGGTCCTGTTTTGCGTTTAGCTGATGACTTTTTTTCTGCTGCAGTCATCTTAGCTGCAACAGCTTTAGGTCTACAGGAAGGGTACGGACGTTTACTATTTTTAGCAGACTTACGACCACATTTCTTGCCAGTTTTAACGTCAACCCATTCTTCGTCAAACCATTTCTTAAGACCGCCTTTAGCCATAAGTACCACCACGTTTCTTGTACTCACGAGTCAACCATGCCGAAGCATACGCAGAAGGCCATACGTCAAACTTACGTTTAGCTTCTGATTTAACTCTAGAATACAACGCCTTATTTTTAGGAGTAGGTCCAGACTTTTTAGGTTTTGCTTTAGCCATGACTACTTCTTTTTGTTTTTCTTGTTAGTCATTGTGCGTTGACCGCGTACAGGCATAGCAGGCTTCTTTTTCTTTGGCTTCATTGTTTTCATTCCATAACCGGGCATAGCTTTCTCCTTTGCTGTCTTAGACAAATCATCAAAATGGAAAAGTGGTACTGATGTTTTTCCATGAGTTTTACCTGAATGAAGCGACCCATCAGGCATCTTATGTGTGCCACCTGTATATTCAGTGCCATCACGTTTGTAATGTTTTACACCTTTAGCCATCTACTCACCACTTCTTACACGACCAGTAGCGTGCCGTTAGTTTACTAGGTGGGTTTGTATCACACTTGTGACGCGCTCTAAACGACTTACGACGTGCAGGTTGATCTTTCTTAATGGTCATCTTTGCATCGCCAAACCGTATAGTCTTAGTCTTGTCACCGTCCTTGGCAACTACTACAAACTTTTTAGTAGGGTGACTAGGCGTCCGCTTCGGTTTGTTGTACCCGCTTACCCCTGCTCGTGCTAGTTTTGGGTCTTTGCTCTTGGGCATTAGACAGCTCCTCCACCTTGCGTTCCAGTTCCGTTATTCGTTGGAAAGTTCCCTGAAATTCGTTGTTGACTCTCTGCAGGAGTAGTCTCAGTTCGTGGTCTGTTAACATTGGTTTTACCTTCTATTTGTCTTTCTTTAAGGAGAGTATCAGCAACTTTCATACGTCGCTCAAACTCTTTATCTTCTGCGTCACCTTCTTTAAGGTTTCTAGTGACGGCGTTAATACGGTCAATCTCAAGTTCCATCGGCACAGCTTGAGCTTCAGCAGCCAACTTAGCAGCTCGTGCTTGTGACTCTTGCGCCTGAGCGGACAACGCTTGCGTCTGTGATTGCTGGAACTGCATCTGCAATTGTTGTATTTGTTGTTGCATCTGCTGGGCTTGAGGGTTAGGTTGTGAAGCCTGAGACAAAGCAGCAACTAGTTCTTCACGGTTAGACAAGTTCATGTTGTCAACAACAGACTGAATCAATGTGTTGTACAGCGGTGAGTCCTTACCCATAGTTTGCAGTAACTGTACTAGCTGAGTTACTTCGTATTCTCTTGCAATAATACCCAAAGTGCTACTTGCGTTAAACTTGTAGTCAGCCACTGGATAATTTTCAGGGTCAAACTGCATGTAACGATACGCTGCTTTCTTAACAAACGGAATCAAGAAAGACTGTTGGAAGTTAATCAGTGTGCGTTTATGACGTTTAATAATAGCGCCAAGAGACATACTAATCCCAGCGGCAGTACTCTCGCCATTAACAGAGCCTGCGATTCCTGCTGAGTCAACGGCTCCTGTTGCTTGTTGTACCATCTGCTGCAAGGCTCCTGCCTGAGCAAAAGTGATTTGACTAACTTGACCAAAGTTGAACGGTTGAAGTACTTCACGTGGGTCTCCGTTGGTTAGGATCATCTTACCGGGCCGTACTTCTGGCTTTGCACCACGTGGTAGACGAGTAGCATCAATAGCCATCATGGGGTGAATAGTCAGGCTTAGAGCGTCGATTCTAGCGCGTAGTTCAGTGTCAAGTGCTTTTTGTGAATTGTAACCTTTTTCACATACACCACGACCCCAGAAGCGTCCGGGTACTACGTCCCAAGGAAACGCAACAATAGGACGGTCTTCCATCATGTAAGGATTAGCTTCTGCCTTAAGTAAAATACCACCGTTAGCAATGATTACAACGGCCTCTACGTAACGTGAACCTTCTTCCCCTTCTCCTTCTACCTCTTCTTCGTCATCGTCGCTCAGAGCGGATTCTAGAAGCTCTCGTGGCACTAGACCATAGTACTTAGTAAGACGAACCTTGTCATCGTTGTAAATTGTTATGTCTTGGTCAGGCTCAAGGTCAGTGTCAGGAGCAGCAGAACCAACATACACGTCACGATAAACACCTTGTTCTTGTAACAGTTCTACATGGTGCTTGCTTACAAACTCATCTACAGCCACACCCATAGCGTCATCTACAGACGTAGCTACAGGATCAATCAGGAAGTTCTGAGGTAGTACAGGCTTAAGCTTAACAACAACACGGTCAGTAACATTTACACCTACTGCTTGCAAATCACCACCCATAACAGGTTGCGTACCGGGCGTCATCTCTTTCATTTCTTCAATAACAATCTCACCAACACCTGTACCAAATACAGCAGCATTGATAAGACACTCTGCAACAGACTTACGTACCATGCAGTTTTCAAAGTCTTCAGTTAGTTTGTTACGCAGGAATAGTACATCTTCCTTTTGCGTATCACCTAAGTTGTCACTAACATCAAACCACTTACCACGACCAAACGTAGCTTCTTCTAACTCAGCAACATTAGACTCGACAGCTTGCTGAAGTGCAGGAGAAATAATACGGGAACGCTCAGACTTACGGTCACTGTCTGCAGGATCCCATATACCACGCCAAAGTCTATAATACTCTTCAAACCTTGCTTCATAATTTGACTCGTAATAGTCACGCCAGTCCTCACATTTGGTTATGACCCAGTCTTCAATCGTTTCTTCAACTAAAAGTGGATCTTGTTCGTAAAATTCTGCCATATTAGTATCCTGCTACCACGTCTAAAATATCATGGTCTTCTATTTCGTAGTCATAGTCATATGCTACGTTAGCCAATTGGTCAATGTACGCTAGTGCGTCCACCAAGTCATCATGGGTCAAAGGGTCAGGAAACTGAAAGAGCTGGTCTAGAAAACGACTATTCCACTCTCCCTTGTTCAGAGTAATGTACCCATTTTCAAAGCGTCCCTGCAACGCCCACATTACCCTGTCGGTCTTCTTCTTGTTACCGTGTGTTAACTCTTCAACTCTAAAGAAGTTCCCGTAACGCTTCTGTAGGTCCATCAGAGGCGACATAACGGCTTGCTTTGCAATACCTCTTTCGATTCCCACCGACACGGGACGATAATCTCTAACGGCCTGAAATATCTTAGCTGCTGTTTCGTCAAGTGACCATCTGCCATGTATGATATTGTCAACAAACCAACCATGCTCATTGACCTTAACCACGGCAATCGCTGTGTCGTCAAGTTTGGTATTCTTTGTTCTCTTCTTGTTGACTTCTTCAAAGCCCGCCAAGTCAACAGCAATGTAATAGTCTCCTATTTCCGGCTCATCCTGACTAAAGCGTACCCAGTCTTCCTTAAACATCTCTGAACCACGGGCTTCAAACGACGCCATAAATTCCTGACGAAACGCATAAGAAGACATAGAGCGCTTTGCAATATCAATTTCAGCCGGGTCAAGAATAGGATTATCGTAAGAAGTAAAGTGCCAAGCCTTGTAAGTCGGATCATCATCTAACTCTGCATATTTGTATAGTTCATAGAAATGGTTGCGGCCCATAGGTGTACCAATGAACATCGCACAGCCCTTTTGGTCAGCCAATGCAGGTCTCAGGATCTGCTCGAATACATCAGGCTTCATGTCTGCGTACTCATCCAGCACTAAGAACTTGAGACTAACACCTCGCATTGTCTCTGGTCTGTCAGCACCTTTGAGGCTGATGGTAGCTCCGTTGACCAGCTTGATTTGCAAATTATTAATGTGACTACCAGCAATAACAGGATTCCCCAGTTCGAGAAGGGTTTGCCACATAATGTCTCTGGCTTGTCCTTGAGTAGGTGCGACGTAAAATACATGGCCTCTGTCCGCCTGTAGTGCATTAACAATTAACATCCATGCAGCTAGTCTGGACTTACCTGTACGTCGCCCAGCAGCTACTATTTTAAACCGTGTTTCGTCTGCCCAAACTTCTTGCTGCCAAGGCAGTAGTTCTATATTAAGATCCACTAAAAGTTCAACCTTGGTGTTGCTGGTACTAGTTCAAACGAAATAATGCTAACAAACGTAGAAGTAGCCTCTGGTGTTAGCGTTAGGGTATCTCCTTCTTTTGCAACAAGAAACTCACCAAACTGCCCACCAAACTCTAAAAACTCACCACTGCCTACGTTTTTTCCTGCCAGAAAATCTATGTTGACACTGTTATGCACCCAGCGAGCATCAATGCTTTTACTACTACCTGTCGTATTGGAGATAAACAAGTAGGTAACAATGGCATCGTAGCCAGCAGGCACGTCTAGTATTGTGTTAGCAGAGCCTGCCGTTAGTGCATCGCCGTGAGAAAACTTCATGAGTAGGTCCACATAACTGGTGTAGTGCCACGGGTATCAACGTGTATAAAGTCAGAAGCAATGCCTATGCCTGTAAAGCCCATGTCAAGAGCAGCACTGACAAGCTTTAGGCGATCAGCGGCATTTGTTATTTTTATGTCTGCCGCGATCCCTTGGGCGTGTGTGCCGGGTACATCCTTCTTTTTTTCTATGGGGTGCATCGTAGGATGGCGATACCCACTTGTTATAACGAAGGGAAAACCGCACAACGTCCGTAACATATCTAACTTTTCTAGAAAGTCTTGCTCCATGTTGTTGGTACCGGAGACTTGACAGTCAAATTCTTCACGTGTAAAGTGTTTAAGACTCATCTGTATTAACTACCTCGCCTTCTATAACTGTAGGTTGTTCAACATTTACAATGTCGCCAGACGTGGCAACCGTACCAACACCACTAATGTTAATCTGAATGGCACTTCTACCACCATCCTTAACAACATCTTTCTCAAACGCTGCAACGGGCAGTATTCTGTCCATAACAAGCTTCCACGCTGCCGCTTGATTCTTATGATCGTGGTCTAACGCCGCATCAAAGATAGTATCTAGCACCTTTCTGGACTTAGGTGATGCTAACATACGTGCTTTGTATTCGTTTATAACAGCAGCGTCACCCTTCGGGCGACCAACAGCGTTGCGACTACCTTTTTTAACAGACGAAACTTCAGTTTTACGTGGTCTTCCACGTTTCCTTTTAGGAGGAACTGCGTTATCAGTCATAAAAGCCC